CAACTGACTTTTTCTACAAAGGATTTAAGCACAAAGGAATTAAAGATGCTGAAGGAATAGACAGGAATGGTAAACGCGTTATTTGGGATTTAAAACGTATGGGTGCCCGTTCTGGTGAGCAACTTGTAAGGGCACAAATACGACATAATCAATACGATTTACAGGCTGCTATTTATTGCCACAAATTTGATGAAATAAACGAACCAGTTGATTACTTTATTATAGCGGTGGATAATGAAGGATATGTAACACCATTCAGAATTTCCCGTGATGCAAGGGAAAAGGCCAGATGGCAATGGAATAGATTAATCGCTGCGGCTCACAGGGTAAATATGGAGGGTTTGGATATGGGTCCCGAGTTTTGGGCAGATAGTGAAGGATTTTTTGACTTTTAAAATTTTAATCATGAATGACAAACATTTAATAAGACAAATAGATTCAGCAACAAGGGAGGTAAATCTTATTTTTGATATTCTTGTAAATAAAATTGAAGAACTTGAAAATGATTTATTTGAATTAGAAAAACAGCACGAACAATCTTTAAAAGTTGCTTTTGAAAAAGGCTATGAAGAAGGCGTAAAATATACCGATGGACTTATTAGCGAAGAAAGATTTCCATTTTAAAAACTACCAAATGAAAGAGTACAATACAAAGATGTTGGAAATTAAAGCATTTTGCGAAGAGATTAATCAGTGGATTTCAACGGCTCCATCAGCCGAACATTTGGAAGAATGTGACGAGTATTTAAGGCAATTATCTGCTTACTATTCTCGCTATACAATGATTAGTGGAATGAATGAAAGTATTTATGCCTACTTGATGATGACTTGTATAAAAAATATGCCAGACGAGGAATACAAGAAAATAAAGCATTCATCTACTTTGACGGATTATTACATTAAGGGAAAATATCCAAATGCTACGGCTATCTTTGAGCAATGTAGAGCCGTTCAAAAGTTATTAATCGTTACTTCCGATAATTATCGGACATTATTAAGTAGCTTTAGGCAGGAAAGAATATTGGTAGGACACATGACTACATAAAGATTTAGCAAGGTAGTTCAGTGGTTTAGAACGGCCTGGGTAACGCTGGGTGCGACGATGGTTCAAATCCATCCCTTGTTGCCCTACAAATGGCAGACATTAAACTAGAGTGAAATAAATGGTTGTAATATTTCTAAAGTCTGTATTGTACCACTACTTACCACCCGAAGGTTGAGCAATGCTGGCACCGTGCGTTGATAAAGGGATGGAACGGTGTAAATTTTAAACCTCTCTTAAATCTCTAATAAATCTCTCTTAAACCTCTCTTAAACCTCTAATAAAATGAAAGACATTTACGACAAATATTTAAAATTGCCTAAAGCAAGTACTAATGTTCACGAAAAATATTTAAAATTTCCTAAAACAAATATGGTCGATAAACTTATGAAAGCTTCAGGAAGAAATCCAGAATACGACGAAGTTAGAGGACTTCGGTATAATAGCGATAAATTACGCTATGACTTAATTCCTCCATTAGCTAACCGCGAATATGCTAAAATATGGACACAGGCACTTGGCAAATATCCGGAAGGTAATTGGGAAAAAGGTATGCCATGGACAGAGGTAATAGCCAGTGCAATGAGGCATTTAGAAGCGATAAGACTGGGAGAGGATATTGATAAAGAATCAGGACTACTTCATGCCGCACATTTACAGGCAAATGCTGCGATGCTCACTGAATATTATTTTACTAAACAAGAATTTGATAACCGTAAAAAATACGAAAAATGAAACAAACAGCAGTTGAATATTTATTAGAAGAATTTAGTGCAATTATTGGAAGAGTTAATTTTACAGTTACTCAAGACTTATTTATAAGAGATGCCGTTATAAAAGCCAAAGAAATGGAAAAGGAGCAGATAATAGAAGCACATGGTTCAAAACAATACCATAAAAGTATATCTGGTGAACAATATTACAACGAAACTTTTAAAAACGAAACAAAATGAAACTATATACAGAAGACCAAGTAAGACAGGCAATTAAAAAAAGTAGAAGTATAAAAAACAAAGACGGAGATGTTTTTGATTATTATTTTTCAGATGATGAAGCAATTGATTTTTTGACACCAATAGAATTTCCTAATTACAAAGAAATACACAAACAAGCTCAAGTTGTTGAGAGGTATCATGAATCAATGTCGCTTGAAGAAAGCTGTGAATCAGTAGGAAGATTTCATGGATTTTTTCATGGCGTTTATTACATAATGGAAAAATTACAATATTTTGATAACCATAAATACGAAACAAAATGATTTTAACCGACAAAACAATTACCGACGAAATTAACGAAGGTAATATCGTGATTGAGCCGTTTAATTCTAACAACTTAGGAACTAACAGCTACGATTTAACGCTATCTAACACGTTAATTTTATACACAGAAAGGGTTTTAGACGTGCGAAAGAAAAACCCATCCGCACCAATGATCATTCCCGATGAAGGTTTAGTATTGCAGCCTGGAATAGTTTATCTTGCTTCTACGGTGGAATATACCCAAACTTTGAAACACGTACCCGTCATTCAGGGAAAATCATCATTAGGAAGATTAGGTTTATTTGTACACGTAACGGCCGGGTTTGGAGATGTTGGATTTGCCGGACATTGGACGCTTGAACTTTTGGTAATTCAGCCGCTAAAAATTTACCCTGGCATGAAAATAGCGCAAATAGTTTACCATGATATTTCAGAGATGCCAAATGTGAGCTATGACAAAAAAGAGGATGCTAAATATTCAAATCAGGGCAAAGATCCAGTAGCATCTAAAAACTATTTAAACAAATAGCCTATGACCGACGAAGAAAAAAAAGCAAAGCGAGCCGCCTATATGGTTCAATGGAAGAAAAATTTAAGCCGCTTCCAGAAAGAAAAACGACGGAAACAAATGAATGAATACCGAAAGAAGGCGCGAGAAAATTGGACACTAGAATATTTGGAAAAAGTCAGGGAACGAAGTAGGATTTATTACTCAAAAAATAAAGAAAAATTATTAGCCAATATGGCAATTTATCGAGAAAACAAAAAAAATAATTATGCTAACTGAAAACGAAAAGCAAAAATTGATTAAAGATGCTGCCAGTATCATTGTTGCAGCTGGAGGCATTGTAACTTTAGCCTTTGCGATTTACTTTATTGTTGACCTTGTAAAAAAATGGTACTAATGAAATACGAGATAAGATGGAAAACAGGAAAAGTGATAACCGATGCACCAAACATTGAAGAAGCCATTAAGAAATTTAAGGAGTTAAGAATAGAGGTTCCAGACAAAGAAATAAGTATTGCATCATTTGGTAAGTAGATTAATTTAGGTTGATTTTGTCCCGTATCATTTTGGTACGGGATTTTTTTTTAAATAAATACACAAATATTTTTTTATATTATTATTTATATATAAATTTACGTATTGAAACGATTATTTACTATTAAAAAACAACCAAATGAAAGACCCAATTATTGAAACCTACGTACCACAAAATAAACGGCTGCCATATCAGGTAGCTGCTGGTATAGGAATAGCTTTTATTGTAGGGTTGATTTATTCCCCAATAAACACCCAATACAACTATACCTCATTCGTGCCAATTATTGAACGAGATACAGTTTACGTTCACAAAATTACTACCCTAACATTTCCTGCAAAAGAAGAAAGTAAAGAGATAGATGAAGAAGCTTACGGATCTCGCTCATACGGTTGGGAAGTTCGTAAATTATCTGGTGAACAACTTCGCCAAACATTAGAAGGTAGAGGTTTCAGGAATCTAAAAGGAGTTGATAAGTCAAAATTACGTCGCATTTATATTGCATATTGCTACGAAAGTATGTTGATGAACGTACATTTATTGACTGATTTTCCCATCTCAATGATTTATAGTTTTTTCATTATTGAGGCTACCAGTGCTGGAATAGAAACAGAATTGTGGCGTAAACACGCGAATGCTGGAGGCGTGAAAGCCTTAAAAGGTCAACAATCAGTGACCTACAAAACAAGGGAAGTTATCAGAGGTAGGGACAAATATATCCGTGCTAAATTTATGAAGGCATCCAATACCGAAGAAGGTATGAAGCTTTGGGCAGGCGTTTTAAATTCTGGTAGGTATGCTGCCTGTAAAAAGGCAAATTACAAGATTAAAGGAATTAAATTATACGAATCTATCTGTAAATGTGTGTATAAAAGTGGCTACCATACCGACACAGATTACAAATTTCGCGCCTCGTTAATGGCTGAATATTGGCAGATAAAAAAGGATAATTTCCCGTTAAAAAATAGAACAAACGAATTTTAAACAACAAAAACCAAACACATCATGACTTTAGAAGACGCTAAACGAGTATCTGATATTTTACAGAAAATAGATAGAAATAAAGAAATAATAAATAATTTAAAATTTAAAAAAACACATGACATAAAATTTGGCAGAATCAATGAAAGTAGTTTTATTATTCTTGACAAAGAACTTATAGATAATATTCTGGATCATTCACTTCATGTCTTAACAGAAGAAATTTGGGAATTAGAACAAGAACTTAAATTATTATAAACAAAAAACAACGAACCAAATGGAAAAAAATTTTAACAATTTACAGTTTAAGTGGACTTTTGAAAGCATTTCGGATAATATTCCTACTATTATGCTGGCTACAATTGTCCTAACGTATGGTATAAATGCTTACCTAACCGCTATCTTTTTACCAATAGATTTTTGGTTAGCTATCATCGCTGCCAGTATTTTACAATTAGGGCGTTTTGCCGTCGTTTTCATGGACTTTTTGAATCCCACTAAGGGTAGAAGTACTTACCCTCCTAAAATAGCATTAGGAGCTACTATTGTGGCTTTAATAGAAATATTCTTTGGATTGCAAGAACACTATGAAGGAGGGGAATTTATAACGATGTTTCTTTTTGTTGGAACTATCATTGTTTTTGGCTATCTTTTGGAAATAAATTTTGTCGATAAAGGCGTAGAAGCGTATGGCATAAACGAAACAAAAATTATAAGAAGGAGGAAACGTAGGACAATTATAAAAAATGTTCAAGAAGATCTTCCTAAAGTAGTTAGACGCAATATTACCTCATTTCAATTATCATTATTTTAATTATGGAAAAGGAATTTGTAAATTATGAAATGGCTTTAGCACTTAAAGAATTGGGGTTCAATGAGCCTTGTTTTACATATTATTACAATGATTCTGGTAAATTAAGGACATTAATATCGGTTGATATATATAATGGTTGGACTTATTTTCCAAATAAAAAATCAATTACTTTAGCTCCAACATTCTCCCAGGCATTTAGATTTTTTAGGGAAAAATACAGATTGGAAGGCGCAATTTATAGGTTAAATTTTAAATGGGCTTCTCATGTTTTTAACATCGCAACAAGTACCTATTGTTTTAAACATGAATTGTTTGAAACGTACGAAAATGCTGAAATTAATAGTTTATTAAAATTGATTGAAATAACCAAAAATTAATGAGAACATTTATAGGCGTTGACCCAGCATTAAGATTAAACGGAATGGCTGCCTGTTTTATTATGCCAGACAAAGAGGTAAAATTTAAAAAATACAAAAGGTTTGTAGATTTTTTAAAAGATGCTATTTGGTGGACGATGTATTATAACCCTGTTGTAATGGTAGAGGATAGTAGCCTTCAAAACATAACCTTTAATAATTCTACAAACAGAGCTATTTTGTCCCGTCTGTCCCGAAATGTAGGCATGAATCAGGGAGCGTCAAGAATAGCCTACGAATGGATTAATGAGCATGGATGCGAAGTTTATAATATTTCTCCCGAACAAAAGGGTAAAAAATGGAGTAAAGGATTATTTTTAAGAGTATTCGAGCGCGAAGGCTACACATTTGAACCAGATTTTAAACCAGAAAAAATAAGTCAGGATGAAATAGATTGTTTTACTCTTGCTATTCAGGCTAAAAATTATATGAAACATGGAAAATAAAGAAACAAAACCAAATGATGCAATTCACAACGTTATTAATTCAAAAAAGGATTATTCGGACGATAATATTTATAAAAGTAATGGTTTAACCAAACGCGAATACTTTGCAGCAATGGCAATGAAAGGAATAATCACTAACAAGGATGGACTTGATATTAAAATTGAACGCATTGTTGAAAGTGCGGTCGATACGGCAGACGCCTTAATTGAGGAACTAAACAAAACAAAGTAAAATGAAACAAAAAGTTGAAATAATAGATGGTATTAAAATTACCACATGGAAAGAAATTGAAAAAATTTCTAAATTGTATCCGAAACCAATTAGATATGCTGAAGGTACGCAAGCTAGATTATTTCTTTTAAAATTTTATATGGAACCTTTAATGAAGGATGAAAATCCTCCGATGTATAGAATGGAACCTGGGAGAATGATAACTATAGCGTACAAGATTTATAAGGAATCAATGGGTGATGCTACGAAAGATTTGGCGTTAACTTTACTAAAGAAATTTATAAACTAGGTTAATTTTGCAATTTGTTAATTATTGGTAAATAAGAGGGTTAGGCAAATGTCTAGCCCTTTCCATTTAAAACATTACCACTCCGATTGATTCAGCATAATCAATAACCGCTCTAGCGTGGCACCTTGCTATTGTGTTTTGAAATGATGGGTCAAACATCATTTTAGCGTCTTGAAAATTTGTAAAGAATCCATTTTCAGACAAAACCGAAGGCATTAAAGTTTTGCTTAAAACGTAAAACCTTTCTTCTTTGTCGTAATCCCCGTCGCTATTATCATGACGAAAAACCCAATTAGGATAGGATTTTTTAACTTCTTTGTATAGAAATTCTGCATAAACATCCGATTGTGTTTGTCCTGGAAATGTAAACACTTCAAAACCCCTAGCACTTTTATTTTCAGCTGCATTTCCATGAATGCTTAAATATAAAGAACGACTATAATTTTTAGCTGCAAAGTTAGCTTTTTGTACTCTTTTGCTTAATGGTGTATCTATTATTTCATCATAAACTTTCATTGTGGTCATGCCCCAATCATTCAAATATTGTTCGATGAGATTGGTAACGGCCCGGTTGAACACGCCTTCAAAAAACCATCCATAAGAATGAAAGGTTCCATTATTGTGTTGGCTACATTTAGATGGGTAGGTAGTATATCCATTTGGTAGTTTTACTTTAGGATTAATGCCACCGTGCCCAGCATCCAGAAATATACAAAATTCTTTTTTGTCCATAATTTTAATTTTTAAGGGGAATAGAACTCAATCTACTCCCCTCGGCACTAAGGTAGCGATTCTTCTGCGCCTATAATTTGAACCCAATCAATGCGAAAGCCGCACCAACGATTGATAACTTTGCAGGTAATTTCACTTCAATTTCCTTCCCAGCACATTCCCTCGATGTCTCCTTAATCTTGTCCCAAATAATTTGAGCCAACTGAATGTACTCGCGCCAAGTAAATTTCACTTTGTTGCCCTCAAGATGAACGTTTATTTCCGAAGCCAACTCGGCAAAGTTCATTGAGTAACAAGCCACGTCCCCTAATGGACTTTTTACGGTATCTGCATTTTTCAATGCTTCTTTTAAATTAGTCTGCATATTGTGTTTTTTTAAAGATTCAATAATAGTAGAATGAGTGTTTATTTTTTCCATTGGTTCAGCGATTAAAAAAACGTGTAATTAAAACACCAAGGTTTACACCGGTAATGCGTTTAATATTTTCTGAAATAGAATAAAGCTCCACCGTTGCAATTAAAAACGCTGCCATGTATGTAATGTTGAACGGAAGGGAAAAAGTATTTCTTGCACCCTCGAATATCAAGATAGCACAAAAATACACCACTATTTTTTCTATGGTGCGATAAAGCCCTTTACTATTTATCTTTTGCCCTTCCTTCTTTGCCGCGAGGATTCCTGTTGCCATGTCAGCAAAAACCACGAATACCGTAAATATCAGAAATCCCTTAATTGGTATGAAGAAGGAAAAGATCCATCCACAACAAATCGCATAAGTTATTTTTTCCCATCCAAGATGCAAAAAGTTTATTAAGGTTGCTTTCATTTAGTTGGTTTTAACTGCCTCAAAATTACTTTGCCATCCTGTGAAATATACCTATTTTTTGCCTCCTCCCAATACAAGTCAATGAATTGCCCTAAGATTGGATAACTTATTAATCGAATTACAAACTTTGAAAATACAATAGCGTTTTTTGCCGTTGAGCCTTCGACAATGTACCTGAATGCACTTGTATTTTTATTGTAATTAAAGTCAACTGCTGCTGTTATTCCAAGTGACGTTATCTGCCATTTGTTATCCGTGTAAAATTCTGCATTGTTTTTAAGAATAGTATCCAATGGATTTTTGCCCGTCATTGTCAAAAGGTTGTTATTTTCCCTTATGACTGCTGTTATTTTCCTGCCAAAATCATAATAAGCTACAACCTTGTCAGCAAAGTTATTTGCATTATTTTCAAAACTTGACAAAGCACCATAATAAAGCTGACTTGTATCCCCAATAATGGAAGCCTTTTCATAATACCCACCGTCCGCATAATCGGCACGGTAAATAAGATAATAAGCATTGTCAATAATTTTGACATACGATGTATCAAAAGTGATTGTCTGGCTTTGAAGCTGAGACGCAAATAATAAAAAGAAAAATATTTTTTTCATATTTATGTTTTTAGTTTTTAATTTCCAGCCATTATTACCCAGTAAGTACCATCGCTTACTAAAGTTGCCCACTTACCTCCGCCACTTGCTAAAATTGCAGTACCTATCGTTGTGCTATTTAATGGTTCAATATTACTACTTAAGGAATTTACCGCACCTGTACCAGCATTTTTTATATGCAATTCTTTGCCAGGATAAGTAGCTGCATTGGGTAAAGTTAAAGTAATAGTTGAATTATTTTCCAATTTTAACCAAGTTGTATTTACGCTAACTATCAATGATGTAGATGTTGAATTACTATATGTACGTTCAAGCCAATTTGTATTTAACCTACCGCCAAATGTACCTGCTGAAAGAACGTTTAATTCTCCATTTACGTCAAGCGTTTTAGTAGGGCTATTTGTACCAATGCCTACCTTGCTTGTTGACGCATCCACGAAAAGCATGTGTGCGTTTGCTTCACTTTCCACACGGAAGTCGGAATCAGTTGCGGCTTCATTGAACACGGCTCCACTATTAAAAGTCGCAGCATCTGTAACGGTTAATAATCCTGAACTATTTATTTTCATTCTTTCGGTTAATCCGATTTTAAATGATAGCCCTGTTGTATTTATTGTTTGGATAGTATTATCTGTTGAACCAATGGTTGGTGCGGGTATTAATTGTAACGTTGAAAAAGGTTGCCCGTTAAAAATATCAGTTGTTCCAATAATTTTTAAACCACTATTCAACGTTGTTGCGCCTGTGACACCAAGGGTGCCACCGATTAAACTTGCGCCCGTTGCTCTAAATGTACCCGTAACATCTAAATTATATGAAGGATTTGTATTAAAAATACCAACACCAACCACGCCACCATCGTCAACGCCCCTTAATCTTATATATTCTGAACCATTCGTCCCTAATGCTCCCGACATTTCATTTATACCACGATTAACTATACCTTGAAAATATGCGCCCTGGTCAAAAAAACCAGCATTTGTATTTGTTAGTCTGAGTGTTACAGTTGCACCTGCTGTGTTTTGGGAATGAGCAAAATGAACCTCTTGATTTCCCGTGCCACTTGCAAATAATAAAGGAGAACCAGCAAAAGAACCAACGCCAAGCCTTGTATTAAATGTTCCCGTTGTACCATTTAACCCTCCCGTCAATGTTCCACCTGTCAATGGCAAATACGTTGAAGCCGCATTTGATTGAGTAAGATACGTCGAAGCCGCCGTGCCCGTGCGCAAGTAATTTGTAAGCATGGAAGCCGTGTCAAACCTTGTAACAAGGAAAGTGGTATCAGCAAGTAAACTTGAAGCCGCAAGGCTCAACCCTGCACCCAGCGTCACCTGTCCCAAGTCACCGTCTGCATCTGCACCGACAAGGCGCGTTGGTGCGTCGGTTGTTAAATCCGTAATCCTCACTTCGCCAGCAACCTCAAGGTCACGGTTTGGCGCATTCGTTTTTATCCCTGCTTTTGAGGCTGCTGCAATAGTTGTTCCCGTGCCACTTGCGCCCGTGAAAAATAAAACGTTTTGGTAAACGCCTTGATTTGAGCCATTGTTGGTGGGAAGGTCAACGGCATTGCCAATGGCAACGTTGCCAGCGGCTGCGGCGCGAATGTTATCCGCGGCGTTTCTGCCAATAGCAAGGTTATTTGAGCCTGAAAGTGAATCATTTAAAACTTGTTGAGGACCTGAATTATCTCCTAAAAATATATTATATGAACCTGACCTCAAATAATAACCTGCTTCTCTGCCAATGGCTACATTAAAACCTCCTATTGTATTATATTGACCTGCTTGATAACCTATAAAATTATTTGAAACACCAGTGGTATTTTCAGCTCCCGCCCTTGTGCCAATTAAAACAAGGTTGCTGCCAGTTGTGTTAAATTCGCCAGCACTTGTTCCAAAAAAATTATTATCATTGGAATTACTAAATCTTCCAGCACTTTCACCAAAATAATTATTCCTAAACCCCGCAGTGTTGTATCTTCCAGCATCTGATCCAAAGAAATTATTATCTCTACCTATTGTATTATTATTTCCAGCCAAATTACCAAAAAAATTATTTGAATACCCAATTGTGTTAAAATACCCAGCACTATTACCAAAAAAATTATTTGAATACCCAGTTGTGTTAAAATACCCAGCCAAATTACCAAAAAAATTATTTGATGACCCAGTTGTGTTTGAAGTGCCAGAATTTTCTCCAAAAAAAGTATTATTTATTCCAGTTAAATATTTGCCTCCACCCATCGCCGCTATACTGGTATTATTTGGTAATCTTAAAAATTCGTACAATTGATTACTATTATCATTTTGTCCGCTAATTAATAATGACGCTGGGTTTGCAACTTGCACTACGCTCACATTGTCTAAATTCCCCGTAAACGTAGAAGTTGTAAAACGAAAACCACCCGACGCACTTGTTGGAAATAAAAGAACCACGTTTGCCGTTGTATTGTAAGTTGGTAAAGAAAAAGCTGAATTACCTATTCTTGCCGTCAATGTACCAGCTGAATAACTGCTTAAAGTATATGTAATTTCATACGCATTCCCACTTGTAATAGTCAAGGCTGGCGTGTATGTCAAATCTCCCGTCGCTGCCGTTGCTACCGCCTGTGTTCCATTGAATGTCCAACCTGCTCCGCCTGTCCAATTCGTTGTATCTGCGCCAAATGTTTGATTTGCCACAATAGTACTTCTTACAGGCTCTTGACTATTTTTAAGAATCAAGTTTGCACCCGACGGTACACTTGTCACGTTGATACCAAGTGACTTGTTGGCTGCGCTCCAACGCAAAGCAGTGTCCGAAACAACGCTGCTACTTGAATTAAAATACGCCACCTGCCCACTTGTTCCGCTGATTTGATTATCCCGTGCAAAGGCTGAGGTATCAGCAATATTTAATTTAAGATTAATTCTATTTGACAAAGATACTGTGTCGGCATCGCGAAGGTAAGGCAATAGCATGGAAGCCGTGTCACTAACCAAAAGAACCGCGGTTGTATCTCTCCATAAACTTTGAGATGAATTATAATACAAAGAAGCCCTGTCAACTGGTGAGGTAATACGCACGTCATGAAGCTCACTTAACTTATAACCCGATGCCACCCGTATAGCTATTGTACCATTGTTTACATGGCTATTAATACAAAATCCAATAGGCATATCAATGTTTGGCGCAACGGGTTCAACATCTGTCCAAACGCCTGCCACCGTTGGCGAAGGGTAAAGGATTGCACCAGCCGCAAAGGTATCAGTATTAACCTGTCGTATTTTGCCAAATGAAACAACATACCCATCCTCACCATCTGTCAAATCATGAGCCGTTATTCCAAGTAAATACTTTGCATCTATTGAGCCGTTGGCGATAAATTTAGCAACCGTTATTCTCCCACTTGCCCCAACTGTGCCATTCGCGTAAACAAGGCTGCCTTTGGTAATGGTTGTTCCTGTTTGATTCTTAACCAACCAAAAGTTTTTAAATCCTAATTCATTTGGTACATTGTCGTTCAATCCAAGTACCACGGTTGCCAAATCAGAATCCCAACGCATTTTTGCCGTGTCCACGTTATTTGTGGGAACATTGACGTTGAAAAACAAGGAATCCACGGGCTGAGTGAAAGCAGCCGCGCCACCGCCACCGCCAACTAAAATACTATCCCAATATGTTTGCCTCCAAACAAAAATAGTACCTCTAACAGAATCCAATAATAAATAAGCCTTAACATTCTTATCAACATAAGATGAAGGTTTTGTAATCGTATCGTTAGAACGACCTCTGTAAACTAAACCGTTTCCACTAGTCTGCCATCCTAAACGCTGCTTATTGCCTGTCACTGGATAGGGAATAGAATCAATAGAGGCATAGGATATTCCTGCTACTAATAAAAAAGTAATAACAAGCCCTTGCCGTTTGTTGCCTACTTTGTCAATAGCTTTTCCGATAAACTTCCTGCCTATTCCCATTACTAATTCATTGACTAAAACCTTGGCAATATTCCCAACGGCTTTTAAAAACTTTCTTTCTTTCTTCGGTGCTTTTATTTCTTCCATTATACGATTATAAAAAATATGACATAATTTGAACCATCATAATGAGTAGATGAATCTATAGTAATAACAGAACCAGCAACGGTAAATTGAAAGCTAATAAGTTCCTGACCATTTTGGAAAATTAATAACTGCTCAAGATTTGAAGGCAATACGCCACTATTTTTAGTAACGGTCAAAACGTTAGTATAGCTATCTAAAAATGATTCTTTAAACACTTTTGTAACGCTGCTATTTTGAGTGTTTGGCTCGCTATTTGTCGGTGTAATACTTCCAGTTCCTGCAACACCACCGGCTGAATGATTAGATGTTCTTCCGGAATCAAAATCTAAACCACGATATAATACTGTTTTTTCTGTATAACCCATTATAACTGATCTATAATTTGTACAAATGTACCACTTACTATATCTGTTAGCAAATCTAAGTTAGCACTTTCCATTATGTATGTCAAGCCATCTGTTTCAATAGCTTTATGAGGATACCAAGGTTCGTCTAAATCTAACATTTGAAATGACATACTAACCATTTTCTTTACAGGAAATAATTGACCTTTTATTATTTCATTTACTAACAACTGACTTATATTTTTACCGTCACCAGTATTACCAACTCTCCATCCATTACCATCAGTAATCTGCCATGAATTAGAATCATTTTTAACACGAATTGCACCAGGCGATCCTAACGAAGGGCCATCACCGATAAACACTCTTTTTTTAACACTTATACTACTTGTATCATTATTAAAGGAACCAAATACAACAACATCGTTTTGACCATTTAAATTACCAGCTGCAAGATGTTCCATAAACAAATTACCTAACTCATAAAATTTAAGGTAACTTGTAAGTAAATCAGTATTATTAGCCGTTTGAACTCTTGTTAACATAAATCTTATTCCAACATCGCCACTTTCTGGCATTTGAGGACTTGTCCAATTCACAATTATATTATCAACACTTCCACCATTTGCAGGTAAAGTAGTTGATCCCCCTGGAATAACAAATTTATAATAATTGAATGATTGTTCCCATGATTGAGCAGTAAATGTATGTTGAAAACCATTATAAGAAACTTCTCTTTTTAGCCAATATTTTACATGATTTACTTTAACATAATTGATTTTACCTCTAAATGATGTATTTGGATCGAATGTTAATTGAGCAGTATTTATACAAACAATTCTTTCGTAATATTCACCTGATACATTTACAGTAAAAGTATCACCACCCATTTTTAAAGAAACAGATCCTGCGTCAACTTCAATACCAAATGATACATAATAAGTTTGACCTGATACCGGAGTAAAGTTAGTATATACTAAATTTCCTGTTGCGTTAATTGCATTAGCATACCCTAAAGCATCGCCATTATTATCGGAAAAAAACCATCCAGAGCCTAAAGTCCATGTTGTAATTTCAGGAGGCCGATTTGCAGTTAAAAAATCAATTAAGTTTACCGAAATAGGCCTTAATTCAATTACAAAAGCACCTTCAACAATATGTTCAGCAATAGGTGATACGCCAACTTGACTATCACGATATTTCATTACGCTTGTATAAGTTATTACTGCTTCATTATTATTATAATCTAAATCTTTAGCAGTAAAAAATTCTGTTGCTAAATTATTAAATATTTTACCAGACAATAAATTTACACTTGCAATATGTTCATATTCAATATCCAGGTCTTTTATATGACCATAATAACCCCATCTACCAGATGCAAGACGAATTAATTTAGTATTTACGTCACTATTATCATTTACAATAGATGTTTGAAAACTACTTTGTTGTAATAAAGTAGATGTCAAATAATAAATATTAATAATTACAGCTGAATTTAAATAGCTATTAGGCTGAACCATAAAAAATTTTCTATCGCTAAAAAAGAAACGCATACCTAATGGTATCATCATTCTTTTTAAAACATCATAGCACTTCATATAAGTGATATTGTCTTTAGTATCAATAGTATAAAAAACTTTATGATTAACCCTCATTCTAATTAATGGGTCAATGCTAGATGAATAAGTCCAACTATCTTCATGCCAATTAAAAGCTGATGCTAAAACACCAGTATTTATTCCATAAATTGACGGAACGTAAGTTATTTTTTGTAAACAATTATTTACATGATTTATAATAGTATCATCACCTTGATAAACATCATAACCATCAGGCTTATAATCTATACCTTTTAGCCAACCAATACCATCAACCGCGTTTATATCATAAAAATACCCTACAGACAAAGCAACGTCATCGTATTCAACAAGATCTGCTAAAATATAACCATACCAATAAAAATTAGGTGCGTCACTGGTATCATAACCTGTCAATCTAATTGTAAATCTACCTTCAGGGCTAACTAAAAAGTCAGTAAGAAATTGCTCTTTAACATTGTCGTTTATTAAAATACTAAATTTAAAATTAGACGCTATGATTGGTGCGTATCTTTCTAATCCATTTTCTACATCTGATTGCCAAGTTATACCAGCGTTTATAACGTCAACCGTACTTGTAACACCTGAAAAATTAGCATCATCTATAACAAGATAATATTTACGACCTTTTTCTGAATAAAACGTAGAAGTATATCGTGCTGCCATTATCTTATTCTTGTATTTACATTTCTTGCTTTTTCCATAATAACCAATAAATCACTTCCGGCAACTCTTGTAGTCAATACGTAAGGATCACCACGACCTACATCACCTAACATACTTTTAAGTTTAGATAACGGAGCAATAACTTCTGGGTCATAACTTGCACCACGGTTATCACCTACAGTTGCTAAAGTAGGGCCAAACGCTAAACCTCCTTTTGCAAGTTTTACTGAATCCATTTTTGATTTTAAAAAGGATACAGCAGCAATTCCTAAACCTATAGCCAACATCGTACCAAATGGCCCTGTTCCATCAACTATTGATTTTTTAACCATTTCAACTAATAATAATTGCAAGGCAGCATTTACCGCATCTAACATTACGCTTACAAATGTTTTTCCAAATGATAATATGGCATCTTCTCCACTTGCTAAGGCAGTTCCCAATGCTACAAAACTTTCAGCTAAAGCATTACCTAATTTATCGCTTAATGCATCTCCTACACTATTTATAGCATTTTTTAAACCCTTAAAAGCGTCTGTTAATGTGTAAATTGATTCTTTTGGTACATTTTTAATATTATCATAATATTCCTTTACAGCTTTTTTACCTTCATCTAATAATCTTTGATTAATTAAACCTTGCAATTCACCACCAGCAAGAGCATTTTCTATAGATGGTGTCATTATATCTAATGTTTCTTTTTTTGCATTTATATCAACATTTCTATAATCAGCTTGTGTTTGTTCTGGGTTTTGTAGTGGTTTAAAATCAGTCCAAGAATCTATTTTTTCAAGTTCCTTTAGAGCAGATATTACTGCTTGAATTTCAAATTTTACAGACCTAATTTGTTTTGCTAATTCCTCTGCACCATCAGAATTTTTACCATAAAGCAAAACTTGATCTTCATATTGTTTTTCAAGGTTTTTTAAAGTTTCTTGTAATTGCTCGTATTTTGTTTTTGCCTTATCTAATCCAGTAGAAGTTTCAGTGTCACCAAATAATTTATCATCTAAAACAGGTACATCACCTAATAATTTATTTAATTCTTCAGATGTTTTTGACCACGCTGATTCTATTACAAGGCTTTCTTTTTTTATTTTTTCTACCTCTTTAAATAAAGATTTTATTTTTTGAGTATTTGAAGCTGCTTCTATTGCCGTTAATGGATTTAATCCTACTTTACTAATTTCCTGATTCCTTTTTCTTAATTTTTCTATTTCAAAATAAGCTTGTTTTTCTCTATCTAATAATTGAACTGATCTTTCAAGTTGTTTATCAGCAACCCCTTGTAATTTCATTATTTCAAACTTCTTCGCTAATTCTACATTTAAAACCTTCATTACTAAAGACATATTATTTAAATAGTCTTGTTCGGTTTTTAAATCAGGAAGATATTGTCCATATTTATCTTTTATATCATTAATTAATTTTAATCTTAATTTATTACTTGTATTAGTATCGTTTATAAGTTTAAAACTAAATTCTAATTGTGTTATTTCTTTCTGCATTTCTCTTGCAGAACTTGACAAATAACCAGACAAATCATCTATAGGTTTGTTTGCTTGGTGAACATTATAAGCAAAAAGAGCAATTGCAGCAGCGGCCGCTAAAGCAATAGTTACCCAACCGCCCGTAGTAATTTTAATAATTCCAGTAAGTTGATCATACGTTGACATAAACCTTATAAGTCCACCAAATGCCATCGTTAATGTACCGACGGCACTCATTATTTGACCTATAACCCAGGCTAATGCACCACCAATAGCTATATATTTGGCAGTTATTACAATTAATTCTTTTGTTCCTTCGCTAAGACCGCCCCAAAATATTAAAAGGTTCTCTATTCTATTTGTAATGCTTTTTAGGACGCCCTCTAAATCTATATTTTTTAAAATAGCTTTACCTAACTCTACCTGGGCAAATTTAAGACTGTCTTTAAAGTTATCTAAATTATTTCTTAATCCACCAGTAGCCGCTATGACCGCAGGTAATGTTTGCAAAGCACCAACCAAACGCATATTAAAATCTTCGGCAGCAATGCCAGTTGCCCTTACCTTTTCTATATTTCTTGTACCAAATGCTTTTTCTAATGCATCACCA